CGTCGCGAAGGCTTGCGCCATCGGATCCCCGAGCAGGGTCTTGGTCTGGTCGGCCAGGGCGTTGTAGTTCTCGGTCAATCGCTGAGTGAGATCAGGATTGTTAGCCAGGTAGTCAGCCAGAGCAAACGCGGGACCGGCGTCCAGCCCGAGGATCTGCTGAGTGAGAGCGCCGGGCAGTTTCAGAGCGATCGCGGCGACGCGCGAGACGGCCTTTTGCTGCGCAGCGATGTCGCCCAGCATGAACTTGACGATCGCCTCAGGTCCAGCGTTGACGTCATTCCCGGCGGCATCCTTCACCGTGGCCGAGAACGTGTCCTTGAAGGACTTGGCCAGTGACCCAAACACAGTTCCCGAGACTTGGTCAGAATAAGCCGCGATGGCATCCTGAGCGCCCTTGATGATGTTCTGTTGTTCGGTGATCGCTGCCTTGAAGGTGTCGGTGCGGGCCTTGAACTCATCGGCCAGCGCCTGCGTAACCTTGCCGCCGCCGCCAGAGATAGAGACTGAGAGGCCGTTCAGAGACTTGTTGATATCTGCTGCGGCCTTGGCGTAGTCGATGGCGACCATTTTTACGATGTCTGAGGCAGCCTTAGCCGATGAACCGCCACCCTTGACCCTAGCCAAAGATGCGGCCAAAGCAGCATCGCGATCATTCGCGGCCTTCAGTTCAGCCGGAGTGAGAGCGAAAGACCCCATGGAGTGTTCGATGGCGGTAGGCGATCCTCGATCAGCGAATCGAGCGAACGCTTGAGCATTGGCCGCAGCGAGTGAGGCGGCATTGTTTGCTGCTGCTGCGCTGTTGTCGTCAAGGGCGTTCGTCAGCCCATCCACTGTTCCAATAGCAGCGTTAGCGCCCTTGTTGTATGCCGAGATGGCTGTGTAGGCACCGTGATATTCGTCTGCCTGCATCTGTGTCTTAGCCGCGTTTGCCGCCCCGAACAGCTGCAACACTTGCATGATGTTGCCCAAGGTCTGCAGTCCGTTGACAGTTCCCTTGAGTAAGTCTGCGAGAGTCTTGAGCTTCTCAGTAAAGAAGCCAATTCCGCCGGAAGCATTTGTGGCGCTTGTTCCCAACGTGGTGACGTATTTCGTCAGAAAGTTGACGCCATTTATCGTGTTCGCGACTGATTTGCCAAAGAGGTCTATTTGCCCGGTGATTCCGTCAGCGCCGCCAAATGCCTGACTGAGTTGATCAATCGAGTTGAGCAGGGCGTAGCCGATGTCCTCCTTGGCTTGATTGCTGGCAACCGAAATGCGATTCAGCCGGCCCGAGAAGGTGTCAGCGGCTGCAGCTGCTTGGCCTTCAAACTTCTGCGACAGTACGGCCGTGATTTGCGCCATGTCGCCGGTGGCGAGAATGGATTTGTCGATGCCGGCACCCAAGCGGCTCAAAGCCGTGGTGGATCCTGCGAAGCCTTTAGCCAGGGCAGCCGTAACAGACTCAAGATCCTTGCCTGTGCCGGCCGAGATATCCATGGCCAACTTGAGGTTGGTTTGAGCCTTGGCACTATCCCCTAAAACGGTCTCCAGTTTCTGGTAGGCCGGGATCAGTTGTTCCTTGGCTACGCCTGTCTGCTCGGCCAACTTGTCAACAAACTCAGTGACCTCTTTGATCGGGGTCGAGTCGCCGACGTTGCGCATCGTGATGGCGAGCGAGCGCAGTGCCTTCTCGTCCTCCATCGCGGCCTCGATGGTGGACTTGAAGAATTCCCCGACCTTCTCGACGGCGAAGGTTCCTGCGAGAGCTGCACCTACGCCAGTGAGCGCCTCGGTGAAGTTGTGGCTGATTTTGGACGTGAAGCCGTCGACATTTTCGCCCAGAACCTTGAAGGCAGGACTGCCTTGGTTGACCTCTGCCCGCAACTGCTGAAGTTTCGCGATGCCTCTGTCGAGGTCCCCCAATTTGACGTCAGCGCCGACACCAATGATGACTTGGGACTTAGCAGCCATGACTATCTCCCGTCCATCATTGCTTGAACTCTGCGAACGCTGTCAGCGAGGACGCGCTCCAAATAGGGAACTCCCCACGATTGGCCCTTGGCTCCCGCAGGCCCAAGGATTCGCGGATAGTTACGGGTGCGCCTGTCGTTCAGATTTTCCTTGAAGGAGTTTCCTCGCCCTGACTTTCTTGCTTCATTTTTGCCGGCCTTCTCATAGATAGATCCGGCCGCGCTTTGATCGCCCACATACGCACCCAAAGTTGCAACCTGCGGTGCCTTCTTCTTGATGGTGACGAAGATCGGCAACTTGGATTTGACGTCGCCGGCGTTGAAGGCAAGATCCCGATAGGTGCGTTTCTCGGTTCCTCGCGTGATATTCAACTTTCGACCGCTGGCTGCGTGCCACACTCCCCAGTTAGACAAGGGAGCAGCTGGGACTTCAGACACGGCGACGCGCTGCATCATGCGGGCAACTTGATCGAAGCCTTTGTGCAAGTCCTCGGCAACTATCTGACCTGTCTTGCCCAGTGTTGCCGTGACGTGCTCTATGCCCTCGATCGTGAACTTGACCGTCATGCCTTGGCCTCCTGTGCCCGCCAGCGGAGATACCGCAGCATCGTGACGATCATGCGGTCGCCTTGATCTGCGACCACGTTGGGCGCCAGACCGAACTCGTAGGCAATGTGCACTACGACCCAGTGGGCGCTGGACTCTCCAAAGGGACGAACTCGCTAGGCGTCTTGTCGTCTTCCGAGATACTTTCGATCTCCGCGACCCAGCTCTCAAAGTCAAGTGATATTCCCTTGGTTCGCTTGAGGGCGTGCCAAGTGGTCCACCAAATATATTCAAGGCGGCCGGACGTAACGACTTCACTTGACGGCAATTCATATTTCCGCTCGAACCCAAGGAAATCGGAAGTGCCGACCGTGACCTGTTCCGTCCGGCCATCCTCATAGGTGATGACGAGTGGCGTGCGCATCATGGCTGCAGGCTCCTAGATGTCGAAGGGTCAGGAAGTGGCCTTGGTGATGGTGCCCGAGGACATCCACGTCACCTGCTGAGTCGCTACGTCGCCAACCGAGGCGCTTATTGGTTGTACCTGAGTCACCAAACACGGCACCGTGTACGAGGGATTCGTGGCTGACACAGTGCCCGAGGTCGGCGTGATGACCACCGTGGCAATGGTGCCCAGCAGAGGATACAAAGTGCTCTCAACGGCCGCACCGGCACCTGCAGCGAAGTCCTGCAGGAAGTTCAACTTGAGCTGACCCTGCTTGAGGCCGCCAACATGCTGACGGTAGGTGACACCGAACGTCGAAACGTCCTTGTCGTCGGCAGAGATGGTGAGGTCAACGGAGGTGAGTGAAGTAGACAGCGACGTGCCGTTGACGGTCACGGTGAAGTCGGTTGCGGCGAACTTAGCCACGGTAGTGCTCCTTTGTTAGGTGTTGGCGAGTACGGAGACCTGAAAGGTCGCCGCGAGGTAAGTCGTTTCCCCGATAAGCAGGGGGCCGTAGTTGCTCATCGTGAGCACTCGGCAGTCCTGTGCAGCACCACCGAGAGTTCTGTCGCCCTCGATCGCAGCCTTCACAGACGAAGATCCGGTCGAGGAGCAGTAGCCGTCGAGGACGGCCTGAGCGCCGCGCTCACTAGCGCGTTGCGCGATCACCACAATGTTGAAGGCGAGAGTGTCAAGCCCGCGACGCATCGCGGTATCGAAGTCCACGCGCTCAGGCACGACGACCGCGATCGGCGGCGTCGGGTTGTCGGGCACGAAGCTCGAGGAGCGCAGGCCCGAGATCGTGCCCAGGCGCGTGGCCAAGCCTTCACGGATCGCGGCGATGCTCATATCGCTGCCCGCAGGCGGCGGTAGGGCTGCAGCAGCACCTCGACGTCAGGATCGACGCGGGACAGCAGCCGGACAGCACCGAACTCACCCATCGTCACGCCCAGCGGCGTCGACAGGCGGGCGAAGAATCGCGAGGACTGCATCACTGCGGCCTGCGTAACCGAGCTGGGCGTGGATCCGTAGGCGAACTTGCCGGTCACGCGCACGGTCTGGATCCCCATATTCACCGGCCACGAGAAACTTGTCGTGGTGGCACGCAGGCGCGTGGTCGGCCAGGAGAGCCCGTCGGTAAAACTGTTCAGCGGCTCGGCCTGATAGGAG